TTTATTCCTCTGTTTAAACTATTATAGCTGAAAGTGATGCTAACGTCAACCGGTTTTTGTAAGTCATAAATACTTGTGGAGAACAGACATGATTATTAATGAAATTATACAAATTAGAGAAGATGTAGGTAGCATTGCAGTGTTTTATGGTGGTCGCTTTCAGCCTATGCACCAAGGACACCGAGATGTATATAAACATCTAGTGGGTAAGTTTGGTGCGGATAACGTATTTATCGCTACTACTTTTAGTCAAAAAGCTACAAAGGCACACGCTGCAGGCAACTACAGTGATGATCCGTTTACGTTTGATGAGAAGAAAAGCATCATGTCTACGATGTTTGGCATACCAGCAGACAAGATTGTAAACAGCAATCCATACAGAAGTGAACCATCTACAGTAGGCAGAGACAACAATACAACAGGTATTGTGTTGGTGTTTGGTGCCAAAGATGCAGGACGCTTGGGTGGATCAGCAAATGTACAAAAATTGCCAGATGATATCTCACAAATAAAACCACAAAGCGAAATGATATATTTTTACGAAGCACCTCTTATGCAAGGCGGTATGAGTGCAAGTGACTTCCGAGCAACAATGGCAAGTAATGTATCAACTGAAGAAAAACAAAAAATGTTTACTAAGTTTTTTGGAAAGTTTGATGAGAAGATATTTAGATTTATCGAGGAGAGACTTACATGAGTTTTACAGCAGGACTTCACAATTCATCGTTGTTCGATCAAGAAGGAATACGAGGGAATAAAGTATCACTAAAAGCACAAAAAGAAAATCCGTTTCCGTTAGAAGGAGTGTTATCTCCATTAAGGGATCCATTGCTTGCTGACTTTATGGGTGGAGTTACGTTTCCACTTACTCCAACGATGCAAGTGGGACACCAAGCATCTTACGGAACGTATGATGCTACACATACTGCATATCAACCAAATTATTATATCAATACTCCAAGTCCAAGTATAAGTATTACAGCAAACTTTGTTTCAAATGATTTAACAGAAGCAGCCTATACTGCCGCTGCTATACAATTTTTTAAATCATGCACTAAGCCAGACTTTGGAGAGCAACGCAGATCAGTAGCAGGTACTCCTCCTCCTATACTAGTACTTTCAGCATATGGTAAAAATACTATGCATGCACAAAACGTTCCAGTTGTTATTCGAAGCTTCAACTACACGATGCAAGAAGATGTAAACTATGTTGAAGGTGACTTTGGCATACTACCAACTATGTTAGTTATGTCGTTGGAACTGTCAGTACAACTGTCACCAACTAAAGTAAGAAAACAATTCAATATTCAAACATTTGCAAGAGGCGGTTTACTTGGAGGATTTATGTAATGGCCACTGAATATAGAAGAGATAGTTTATATAAATCTACTAATATAGAGAACAATAAATATTTAGATATATGGGAACCAAGTGTTGTTGATATCGAAAATGTACCAACATCTCCATATGTAATAGAACCAAAATTTCATCAACGTCCAGATATGTTAGCAAATGAACTATATGGTAATCCAAAGTTATGGTGGGCGTTTGCATTAATCAATCAAGACGAACTAAATGATCCCATAATGGACTTTACATCAGGACTAAGTATTAAAGTACCAACAAGGTTTACATAATGTTAAAAGATAATTGGCTTAACACTGTATCATCAGCCTCATACAAATTTACATTTTATATCACAGATTCGGATGTGTGGAACGAGCCATTTCGATGGTTATCACCTACTGACGAAGCAGCACTTAATGCCGGTAAGGCAATTATTATTGCTGAAGATGGAGTAGAAGGCGCATTTAACATACAGAACGTTAACATAAGTGCCGCCGCAGCAAGTGTTAATAATGGACATGCAACTGCAAATGAGATCCAATTTGATTTAAATGAAAATTTAGGATTTTCATTTATGGATAGAATATTAGCGGCTGGCAGAATGATGAAAAAAGAAAACGTAACAGGTACAAACTTTGCAGCACAATTATTTGTTTTAAAATTAGATTTTATAGGCAGAGATCCAGTTACTGGTGGAACTGTTAAATACCCTGATCCATTTTTATACTCAATGAAGATTTCAGAAATAAATGGCTCACTTGGTCCAGCAGGTGCATCATATTTCATAATAGGCGCACCACTTGAAAAACTTGCTGGACTTGATTCAGCAATGCGAGAAAGTATAACTGTAGAAAATATCACAACAGCAAAAACATTTGCTGAGCAGTTAGAGATTGCACTAAACAAAAGTGCCGAAAACATGGTTGAAAATTTAGGTCACCCAGGTGCTGGTGGAGTAAAGCCATTAATTGAATGGGAAGTAGAATTTGATAGCAGTGCAACCATACAAGCTATTGACAAACGTGCGGTTCCTGGATTTGATTTAAAAAATGCAGAATGGGCCGGAACAGCAGATACTGTCAATCAAAGTGGGTTAGCAGAAAGTGTTGAAACATTAGGTGTAAGACAGACAACACTGAATAATGAAACACAGTTAACTACGTGGATATCAGACCAACTTGCTACAAATATTCCAACATTTGCAGATTATAATGTAGCGCAAGCTAAAAAAGGAATAACTTATGCAGTTGAAGTAGAACAACTAACACATCTAACCGGCGAGATTCATGGACACTTTAATCAAGAAATAAGAAAAATTACAGTATTAATAAAAGTAAGAAGAACAGACGACACTCCGCCATTAGACGAGGCTAGTATTATAGCACTCAGAAATATAAAAGCAGTACAGGAAGAACGATTTGGAGCACAGATACTGCCAAGTCTTATAAAAAAATATACATATCAATACACAGGCGAAAATACAGAAGTAGAAGCAGTAGATATAAAAATTCAGAACGGGTTTTTTAATGCGATATCTCCAGGCGTTGGTGTATATTATGCAGACGAGAAATTTCAGTTTGAATCAAATATAAGAACTAATCAGCCAGTTGAAGAATGGGTAGCTAATCCACACCTCGAAGACAACCAAAGAATTTCGTCACCGGTGAGATACCTAAGTGACTTACAATTAGATAAATTTAATGTTAACCAAAATTCAGTATTTGATATTAAAATGGTTAGTGCAGAGGGACAAATGGTTAATGAACAAACCCCAGGTTCTAAAATTGCTGCCGCGGCACTACAGTCACAAGCTGGAAGATTATTAGATAATCAAACTATGACAATAGAAACCAAAGGTGATCCAATATTCATGGGTACTAATAATAAAAATTTCTTTAACACACAAGAAGGTTCAGTCTATCTAGCATTTGTTAGCTTTGTACCAGAACCAGTTGATTTGCTTGAAAGACAACGAAGAGGACCAGTTGACTTAGTAACAACAGGCATTTATAAAATTACATACATTCATAGTAAGTTTTCGCAAGGCAAATTTACACAATCAGTTAGTTGTTATCGAGACCCAAATAGCAATCCAATTCTATTAGCTGATACATTAATAAATTTAGAGGTAGGTGAATAATGGCAGGATATAGTGGAATAGGTATAAAAACAACAAATGTTGAAACTCCAGGTAGAGCAAATCCTCACCAAGGTTACAATATTAATAATATTGCCGGAGTGTATGTAGCTGAAGTAGTCAAGGACAAAGATGCTAAACATAATGGTAGAATAACTGTAATTATACCAGAACTAGGAACAAACTTTGAACGTATTATTTTATTAACAACACCGTTTGGCGGCAATACAGAAATTACAGAATCAACAGAAGACATTACATCATACGAAGGCTCGCCAAAAACTTACGGCATGTGGCCTCAACCACCAGCAGTTGGATCAAATATATTAGTAGCATTTGTTGGATCAATGGAACAAGGATTTTTTGTAGGATACATACCACCGCTAGATCGTAATGCTACCATGGGAGGTAATGCAAGTAGTAATGCATATGATGGATCACCAGATAAGCAAATACTTTGTCAAAGTAGTGAAAAAAATGATCTTGATGAATTAGATAATGATACTAGACCAGCAAATCCTCATGCCATAGCTCACTTAACCGACTCAGGACTTGCAGGTGATCTTGTGCGTGGACACAGCATGAGTAGTGCTAGACGTGAATCGCCAAGTAATGTATTTGGGTTTACTTCAAAAACAGGACATACTATCAGCATGGACGATGGTGCAGAAGATGGAACTAGTAACAACATTAGACTTAAAACACGTGGCGGACACACTATATTGCTTGATGATACTAATGGTTTTATATTCATAGTTAATAAAGGTGGCACAGGCTGGGTAGAATTAGATGAAGAAGGTCAAATAGACGTATACAGCCAAGGAGGCGTAAACATAGGAACAGATGGAGATTACAATGTACATGCCAAGGGGAGCATTAATATGGAGGCAGAGCAAGGAGTTAACATTCGAAGCACAGGAAACGAAGGCGTTAAAATACAAAGTACTGTCGGTTCAATTGATATTCACAGTCATATCAATATTAACAGCACTGCTGATCAGGAAGTAAACATGTGGTCAAAAAGCAATACGTATATCAAAGGCACACGTGTTGATATAAATCATCCCAAGAACCCAGTAGAAGCAGAAAAGCCTACACCACAAAGTCATATGGTAAACACTAGTGTAACGGAAACTATTAACAGTAGAGTTCCAGAACATCATCCGTGGAAAGGTGCATCAAAAATCCAAGAAGGATATCAGTATCCAAAAGGAAATTCAGTATCATGAAGAATTTAACTTTACCAACGACTATAGAAAAAACAGATCTGTTACCTTTTGATTTATTCAAAGTAGCTGATAACGAAACTGCATCGACACTTGTGCCTATTAAAAATTTAGAAGCAAGTCCGGCTATGATTAATTTACTGTTGCGTAAAATAACATGGCGTGGATATGCATATGAAGATGTTGACGGTATTAGAAAAATAGGATATAATTTAACCGACGGTGTAAATGGAAATGGATTAACAGAACAAGAATCTTACAGTAAATGGATTGAAGTATTTAAAGATACCGAACGAAGATTCAAAGAAGTGTTTGTTTTAGATTCATTAAGCCAAAGTCAATACGATGGCATGTTAAGTTTATACTTCTTAACTGGTGACTGGACAACAGTGGGATCAGAAATAAGAAAATTTAATCTATTTGACTACGTAAAAAATAGACAATGGGATTATGTAGCAACGGCAATGGTTAATAGTGGAATCAATAGAACTATGAGACAACTCGAGGCAAAAGTTATTATGCTTGCTGATTATGGAATACAAAAAGATAGATCGTTGATTAGACGACAAGGAATACAAGATATAGCAAGTAAGTATCCATCTCGCTTGATAGATGACAAAAGTAGAGCGCAAGCAGAATATGTATACTACGAGTTAACAAATAGGTTCTTGCCTCATATGGCCGAATCACGACAACGGATATTATCATCACAATTAAATAAGTAAAGGAACTATAACATGCATGCAAGTGTACTGCTTTTAAACGCTGATGCAACACCTTTAAGTTTACTTCCCCTTAGTACAGTAAGTTGGCAATCTGCAATTAAGGCTATGTGGGGACAAAAAGTACATGTACTAGAAAACTACTCAGGTCGATTTTTACACACACCTAAAATAAAAATACCACACCCAAGTGTTGTTATGATGAACACTTATCACAGGCCGCCGAGCAAAGCAAAGTTTTCTCGCAAGAATGTATACTTGCGTGATGGATACTGTTGCCAATACTGTGGCGATATGTTTGTTTATTCTGACTTAACAATTGATCACGTTATTCCAAAGTCAAAAGGTGGAAGGCTAACTTGGGAAAACAGTGTTACTGCATGTGGTCCATGTAATGTTAAAAAGGGTGACAAGCTATATCCAAAACCAATTAGACAGCCTTTGCGGCCTTCATGGTTTGAAATAAATCACTCAACAAAGTTTCATGATCTTCATATTCCTGATGAAAACTGGAAAAATTATATAAAATGGCCAGAAGATAAACTGCATATAGCAGATGATGTTGTTTTGTCACAATAATTAAATACTACTATAATTTAATTGATAAATACTTGTATGAGTAATATAGTAGGCTACACAACCATAAATCAAAAGAACGCAAGTTTAAGACTCAGTGACCTTGAACTGGCTAAGCGTGACTTATTAAACCATTTTCATATCCGCAAAGGTGAAAAATGGACACAGCCAGAATTTGGCAGTAACCTACCTTATTATGTCTTTCAACCATTAGGAGATAGTACAGTTCAATTAATCAAAGATGAAGTTTTTGAGATTGTGACATATGATCCTAGATTTAGATTAGCCGAAGGTGAGGTTATCTTAATTGATGACACTGGTAAAAACATTGCTAGTTGGAATTCGGAAAATGGTAATATTGTAGTTAGCACAGATGCTGACGGACATTCAGTAACAATAGCAGTCAAGTTAATATACTTACCAACTACAACTGCAACAGATTTGCAGATTAAATTTGACAGAGATTTCAACGAAAAAGAAGAGTTTTAATTATGGCACAAAATATTAGACAATCAAAACTTTTTGCATCAGAAGATTACAAGGCAGTATACGATTCATATATCAATGCTAATTTACAAGCATATGATTATGATACTATTCGTACAGCAATGGTCGAGTATGTAAGAAACACATATCCAGAAAACTATAATGACTGGATCGAAAGTTCAGAATTTGTTGCACTACTTGATGTAGTGGCACAAATGGGACACAATTTAGCATTTAGAGTTGACCTTAACTCTCGCAATAACTTTTTAAGTACAGCCGAAAGACAGGACAGTGTTTATAAACTTGCAGAATTTATTGGCTATACACCAAGACGTAACGTGCCAGCGTTTGGTGAGATGAAAATAATTAGCGCAAAAACAAACGAAACTGTAATAGGCAGTACAGGAACAAGTTTGGGCGGACAAGATATTAAATTTGAATCAACAAGCAATGTAAATAACTTAGATGATTTTATTGCAGTAATGAATAGCATACTGCAATATGGTAACCAATTTGGTAGCCCAAAGAAACAAACCTCAGTTAGCAACATTTCACAACAGTTTTATGAATTAAACAATACACCAGGACAAATTAAATTTAATGTAACTGGTATAGCAAATGGAACTTCAGCCACATATAATATTATAAGCGTAGACTATGACAACAATGTTATATACGAAAAAAATCCAAACCCAACTAATGCATTTGGTGTTTACTATAAAAACAGTGGACTTGGTTTAACAAGTAAGGACACAGGATTCTTTTTAGCAATCAAAGAAGGAACATTAGAATTTAAAGATATTAACATTACTGATCCAATAGATAACCAAACAATAGATATTAATGTTGACAATATCAATAACAGTGATGTGTGGGTACAAACTATCAACACCGACGGTACTGTTATTAAACAATGGACTAACGTAAAGAATTCAGCAATTTATAATAACACATCATACAATGGTGTTATGTCATCAAACCGAGACATATTCAGTATTAAAACAAGAAAAAATAATCAAATATCGATTAATTTTGCAGATAAGTCTTTTGGTAATTTACCAAAGGGTATTATACGTGTATGGTATCGTGTAAGTAAAAACGAAACATATACAGTTCGTCCAGAAGATTTAACAAACAAAAAAGTTTCAATTAAGTATCAAGGCATTGACGGAAACGAATATACTGCACAACTTACATTGCAATTAAAGACAAGCATTACAACAGCCTCAGCAGCTGAAACACTGGATAACATTAAACAAAATGCTCCATTGGCATATGCAAGTCAAAACAGATTAGTTACAGCAGATGATTACAATACATTATTCTCATACCAATCTAATAATGTAGTAAAAGTTAAAAGTCTTAACAGAACGTTCAGCGGACACAGTAGATACATTGACTTTACAGATCCAACAGGTGAATACAGCAACTTATTAATAAATGGAGCTGATGGTAGACTTTATGAAGAAAATATAGTTAAAAGCAAAACTACAGTGGTTGGACAAAATAAAGATTACATATTCGAAAAGTATGTTAAAAATCAATTAGGTGACTTTGATCTTATTAATTTATATTATACAAAATTTACAAATGCATTTGACACGCTCAAAACAAAGTATGCATATAATCCAAATATAACATTTGGTGATGCAAATTTTGGAATTGATGGATTTGTTTGGACAGTACCTGGTGGCAATATTTACAATGCTAACACAGGATACTTTATTATTAAAAATGGAGTAGATGTACAAAGCGTAGGCAAATCACAAACAAATTACTTGACTCAATTTAGAGTAGGTGCAATGGTTAAGTTTATTACTCCAACTGGAGAAACTGTATGGGCTAAAGTACTAAACATATTTGCAAGTGGACTAGGTATTGATAGAGAACAACTAGGTGAATCAAGTGGATTAAAATCAGATGGACTAGGAGCTATTACATTAGATTCTGTAGTTCCAAATAATAGTATTGTTGATATTATTGTACCATCATTTCAGAGATTATTTAAAACAAGAGAATCAAATATTATTAAAACATATCTTGATGCAAAGGTTTCATTCTCTCTTAGATTTGATTATGAAAACCAAAGTTGGGAATTAGATAA